TTTATTTCGTTTTTTTATTTCGTTTTTTTATTTCGTTTTTTTATTTCGTTTACTTCTTCGTCCTTGATATTGTCTTATGACTTGACTTCCATCTTGAAACGTCTTTGTACACGTTCCATGTCGTACGCCCATGTTAAAGTCATCGCATTCAATTTTGAATCCACTTGCGTAAGTGTATACTCCATTTCCATGTATTCGTCCGTTTCTTACTTGTCCTTGATAAAAATCGCCATTTGAATATCGTAATTCACCTAGACCATTTGGTTTATCCATAATAAAATTTCCTTTATAAACACAATTCGTATAATAAATGACTCCTTTGCCAGAACGTATTCCATTATTATAATATCCGTTATAATAGATACGATAAGAACCATCTTGATTTTGTTTATACAATTTACCATATCCGTGTGGCAAATATTTACTATTGATATGACCTTCGTATTTCTTTCCATCTGGATATATAATTGTAAAATCGCTATGAGAGGGTTGAATCGATTGTACGACTCCGTTTATAATCAAAGGTAGAAATCTTCCCCTATACAAAATACCATTGTGAGTCATTTTGCCTACATCTTCAGGAGGTGATATGTCGTATACATAGGTACCGGTTTCGTCTTTTGACTCGAAATGAGTTTCTCGTCTTACATGTTCAGTCATGACAAACATTTTTTTATGTACCAATAAAAAAAATAAAAATCTATTTACAAGACTCGATTATCAAATAATTCTAATGCATCAAGAATGGCTTCATTCATATTTTTATATTTATAATTTGCCAATCTTCCTACAAAAATAACACCTTTCTTTTCTTCTTCGGTTGCCAGTTTTAAATACTCTTGATACAATGATAAGTTTCGTGGATTCGGAACAGGGTAGTAAGGTTCACCAGTATCAGAGCTGTATTCACGAACGATGGTGGTATGAGGCGATGGTTTGGAATACGGCAAATGTTTATATTCTACGGTTCGGGTGTAGGGAACAGATTCATCGGCTTCATTAATTACAACATGAGGTTGATAAAACCCGGTATGTTCCATACGTACGGTTTCAAATGTCAGACTTCGGTACTCTAATTTAGGGAGTGTGGTGAAATAACAATCAATGGGTCCCGTATAAATGGTCCATTGAGGCGTATACCTGGCTCGTACGTCTTCATATGAACACTCCAATTGGACGGTAATCAGGGGGTGGTTCAGCATGGCTGCCACAAATGCCGTATACCCCTTTTCGGGAATCACTTGATACTTGTCATTAAAGTATCGAGTGTCTGTATTGGTACGTACTGGAATACGTTCGAGTACACTTTTATCCAATTCACAAGGCAATTTCGACCATTGTTTTTTAGTATACGATTCAAATAAAGTATGGAACAAGAGTTCTCCAACACGCGACTTGGCAGCTTCTTCGCTATTGGTAATTTGAGGATAATGGCATCGATGTTTTTCCAACCACAGTTTAGTTTCGTCTTCGGTATGGAGGTGTTCGTTGCAAATGACATTGATGGTTTCCATATTGACGGGTACGGAAACGAGACGTTGATTGACACGAGAGACGACTTTATGGTCGTATCGAATCCATTTTGAAAAGCGTTGGATATAATCAAAGGTGCGTGTATCGTTGCAATGAAACAAATGGAGACCGTATGCGTTCATCAATTGTCCGTCTTGGTTTTCGTAATCAAAGCAATTTCCGGCTATATGGTTTCTTTTATCAATAATAAGTACGGATTTTCCCAATTCTCGTGCGAATCGGTCTGCGAACACGGCACCTGATAATCCTGCTCCAACAATAATGACATCAAACATTTATTTTGTAATTACATCTTTATATCCTTTTCCAACATTAATTAAAATCTTTAAATTCTCAAGTATATTAAAAAATGATGTTCATTATGATTTGTATTTTTATTCTATTGTATTGTTTACTTTCCGTGTTTATTGAATCCATTTGGCTTAGACTTTTCATATGGGTTGGATTTATTATATTGACACAGCACGTTTTCATGTTATATCGAAATAATCGAAAACAACATATCAAACGTGTATCTTCTCAATCCCTTTATCATAATTTGAAACATGGGGATATTGTATTTGGCTCTCCCAATCAAGACAATCATATTTTAGACCAAATGATTTTAACACTAAATCAAGGCACCAATCATATATTTTTAATTATTGAAGAAAATAATGAAAAATACGCATTTCATGCATTTCCTAGTTCAAACCCAGAAGAATATGAAGTAGATTCAACCCCTTTTTTTGGAAAGTTGGGAGGACCTACAATGGTGTTGATAAAAGAGCCGTTGAAACAGATGGTGACCATTGCAAATTCATGTACCTATCAAGTCTTTCGAACTGGACTTGATATTAAGATTCCAGAAAACTTTCAATTGGACCGAAATGCGTATATTCATTATTGTACGAGAGCCATTGGTCCCTTGTTGGCTAAAATGGGAATTATTAATGTAGACCGGCGTTTAATATTGCCGTATCGACCTGATTATATCGCAAATCAATTGATTCATAAAGGAGTTCCCTGCTTTTACATGTACCACGATTTAAATTTATAGGTCATAATAAATTAGTCAATCCGGAATACGTTAAAAAGAGTCTATCTCCCGCCGTATATTTAATGAGTGGATATTGAATGAATTGGAAAAATAAAGGAAACATTCCAGTCATGTGAGGGTGATGGTCTATAACATACAATTGATAGCTTTGAATACGTTGAATGATACGCTGAGAAGAGGAATAAATGGCTAAATATTCAGGGTCGACCAAATGGTCCAAATTCGTTTCTTTAGAAATGTCTTTGATATAAGCAGTAACGGAAGGAAAAGATTGTACTCTTGAAAATTCTGCCTTCCATTCTTTTATAAATAAAGAATGGGGAATACAAGCCAGAAACCAACTTTCAATACATTCATGGGGGATAGCTTCGTGTTGGTCGTATCCAATGAATTCACAACCGGTTTTGAGTTGAATGCCGTGGAGCCAATCCAACGAATCATTTAGATAAATCGACGCGTCCATCCAAATTCCTCCTCGTTCGGATAAAACGTGAAGTCGTATGATATCGGACAGAAAGGCTTGAGAGGGAACCAATGTCAACTCGGTATCCATATAGGTTTTGATATTTCCGGAATGAATCAAATGGATGGTATAATCGGGACAGAATCGTTTCCATGAATCCATACACCGTTTGACTATCTCTGGTACTTGTTTTTCATGCCAATAGGTATAAATATGTTTAGGAATTAGACTGGATTTGCTTCGAGGGTGTACATAATGTTTTTTTCCAGAGATGGTCATAAGACAGAATAAAAAATAAACCGAATAACAAATCAAAATGATGCCTACATAGGAATAATCATATTGATAGGCGAGGATGGCACAAACCAGTAAAACAAATATTCCATATACATTATAGTATAAAAAACTAGAGAGATGATGCATTCTATTCTTTTATATTTATTTAAATAAAATTACCATGGATACGAATGTCTTCTTGCGTAGATGACCGGCTTTTTCTTATCATAAATCATACAACATAATCCGTACCTATCAAACTTGCCACATAACGAACAATCGGTCGACGAACACGATTCCGTAAATAAATAATATTGCGTGTTTCGACCTTGGTATAATCCAGAAGTCATGTATGCGTTGGTATCTTTTTGAATCTGATATAAAAAATCTTTACAAAAATCGTGATAAAATAAAGGTTCGCCTTGAATGACATAATCGATAAGTGATAAAAAAAGAGGGTGGCGTGAGGGTGCAGAAATAAACCCTTGTGAAATATGATCGGTGGAAAAAATGCTATGGATGACATGTTTGTCTCGAATCATATCGTCTAATGGAATTAATAATTCTTTATGAATATCCATATACACCCCGCCATGAATATACAATAAGGCGTATCGAACCAAATCCGCTTTATGAGCGCCTTGTTTGAAACTACGAAACGCGTGTAAGACATTGGCTGTAAAATAGGTAGACAGAAACGTTTCGCAATCATCGTCGTCTAGAATCTCATGTGAATAAGTAGGAGCGAAACGAGCGATGTTTTCATATACTTCACGTGGAACCTTGGATTTGTCCCAATAGGTTTGAAAGAATCGATGGGGAGATACGGAAGGGTAGTGTGTTTTATCACGTAATAACCGTTTGTTTTTGGAATACATGTCCTCAAAATGGCCTCGGTCAAATCGGAAACTGAAGACGGAAGTAAATCGTAGCAATAGAAAACATACAAGAATAAGTAAAAGTAGAAAAAGAATAATAATCATCTAGATTATTATCTTATTTTTATATAATGATATGATTTTCAAAACCAATGGGATTATTTTATTCCTATGTATTGTACTGGGTGCTTTATTATGGTACTTTCAGATTCCCAATGCATGGTTCTATGCCATTTTCGTTTTTATTTTATTTCAGTTGATATGGTTGCACCAATCGGTACGAACGATTGGATACAAAACACTTCATGATAGTCCTTACGTCCAACAGTACCAAATTCTACATTACCAATCGATTACCGATTGGGAAACAGTGTCCTCCATCGATATTCCCAAACGTATCATGTCCTATCGTGAATTTCTTCGATACCGTATTGAGAAACAGGATACGATTCCATTTCTTATTTTTCGAATGTCATTTTCATTATTTGAAGATTTACCTGTTTCAATCAAGGAAACATTAGAAAAAACACAAGAAGTATGTAAGGAATATACCCAAGTGTACGTAAGTGATATAGATATCGATATGTTTATCAAACGTTATTACCCACAGTATATGGACTTATACCATTCCGTCATTCCAGGTGCGTTTCGGTCCGACATTGCACGATTATTGTTGATATACCATTATGGAGGCATTTATAATGACATTGGTCATACGTATATGGTTTCTCCTTCTCAATGGATAAAAGATAACTTGATACTTGTAAAAGATACCTATAAAATGTTATCGATACCTCAATTGATTGGAATTTATAATGCATTTATTGCAGCGTCTCCACATCACCCTGTTATCAAAGAAATGATTGATACGGTCATGGATAACGTCGAACACCAGCGTCATGGGATAAGCGCTCTGGACATTACAGGTCCGAAAGCCATTTCAAGAGCGTTTAACCATTTCTTTCAACGTCCAGAACATGAAGTGGTGGAACAAGGAAGGTACCTATGGACTGGAAAAGATGAAAAACCATATCCAATTCAGGTATTTTATTTAAAAGATTCTCATATTTATCATGAACATCAGGCCTTGATTTCATGTAAATTTAAAAATTACCAAAAAACATTATACCACCATCGACCTAAATATAGCGAATTATGGTGGAATGACGCGGTATTCAATTAGGTAAAAATTAGTCCATGAAATCGTTCGATGATAAATCCTTCGACTGGATTACTCGACGTAGATAATAGAGATACAATGGACTGATAAAAAGAAATCGGATGTTTCAAAATGGCTTGTTTGGATACAATAAATTGTGCGCCTGTTCCGTATGTCACAGTCGATGGCATTTTGGTTTTAAATAAAGATTTGTATATTTTTTTTGGCATTTCTTTGGGTATATCCGGAAGTTTATAATACCAGGAATGAAAGTTTCTATGCCAGACACTTCCATCTTTCATATCATCGGTGAGAACCTTTTCAGAAAGTGAAAGATAGGGGGTTGATTCAAGATGGAGTTGATTGAAATAATGTTGAATCGTTAAAAATAAGTTGGGTGAATGGTCAAACGGATTGCCTTGTAAACAAATCAAATAATCTGGCAATTTATTATAATGGGAAACAATATGTGAATAATAGGTATGCCCCTCCCTTCCCACATTATCGAGTGGAATAGCATGTTTGAGTATCGCTCCTTTATTGTAGAGATGAACGGAAGGCATATAATCCTTCCATGTTACCGATTCATTGTATCGTGCAATAACGGTGTGAACGGATACATCTTGAGGAGTTCGAATTATGAATTGTTTAGGTTTTTGGGTAGATAAATAAAAATAAATGGCACAAATGAGGATAAGAATGAAACAAAGCCATATCATTTTTTTTAATCACACGGTTATAAATCAAGATTTATGGAAAGAATTCATGTAGATGAAGTGGATAACTCACCCCTCTCCAATCGTCGGATTCAAAGAAATATATACGACCAAACTATTAATGATTCAGCCTGATTTATTACCTGGTCCGTATCGATTTACAAAACCGTATGACTATAAACAAATACAATTTGATATCGAGAGGTGTATCGACGGAAAGCCGTCCAAGATTCATGATATCGAGATTGGAAAGGTGAATAAGGTGAAGGTGAAGAAACGAACGCTTGGCATTTTGTTCTCTGCGTTGTATCATTTAGAGGAGGACGCGGAATGTATATTTGAACCCCTTATGCCATTGCCTACTGAAAAATTAGGATACCAGTTTCATTTTGAATGTTATACGACACTATGCGTATGTATGATTTTATTATCTACTTATGCCTTATGGAAAAGGAATTCATATGCTTTATTATTTTTATTCACCTCACTTTGTATCTTGTATCAAGCAATTGTATTCTAAACGTAAAAAAGATATAGTATGTTGGTTTTATTCTACTATCTTTTTTTATTTATTATTACAGTCATTCTTTGGATACCTACAAAACACATATGGATATCTATAGTGGTAGGACTCGTTGTAAGCGCCATTCTGATTTATATCAAAATGATTTTATTCCGTCCGGTGAGTCTACTTACAACAACGGTTCATCAGATTCCGACACATCAATTGTATTCGTGTTTTAAAAAAGGAGATTTTATATTTAATTCCGTGATTGGAGAATTTAGTCCATTTCAATTATTTTTTATAAATCATTCGATGTTTCATGTGAGTATGGTGGTAGAAGAAAATGGTAAATTATTTGTTTTGCATTCGCATTGTGCGGATATGAATTCCATTCCATACATTTTATATCAATATACCTATTTTGGTATGAAATGGCATGTCATAAAAGAACCTTTGGAAAAGTTTGTCCTCGAAAATAAAAAATCCTATTTTCAAATTGTACGTTCAGTAGTTGAACGTCCTCTTCGAATTACAAAAGACATGGCGATAACAAATAAATATTGTTGTCATTTGATTGGCAATATCATGTATGAAAACGGACTCATTGAAAAGGACAAACGACTCTTATCTTACCATCCTGCATTTATATTCAACCAATTACGAAAAAAAGGGTATGAAACTGTATTTATCGAACAAATCTAGTTACATCCATTGATACAATCCGGTTTGTTCCATCATTTGTCTCGTCCAACTGACATATTTGGTGACTGGCTCTTTATAACATAGGGGATACAATGGATAACACCACATGGCCATTAATGACAAGGGTCCGTTTCCATCCAATAAACATAGGGAATAATTATGAGGTCTTTGAACTAATGCTTGTGCGGATGCGTAAATGCATAAGTAATGAGGGTCATACAAATGGTTTACATTAATTTTTTTCTTAAGATGAGTGATATATTTGGATATGGAAGGGTACGTAAGACTCTTAAAAAATTCGTTTTTCCAATCGGTCACAAATCTGGATTGTGGAATGCATGCGAAAAACCAACTTTCAATTCCAGGATACCCTTCTCGTGTAGGCTGGTCGTACCCCACGAATTCACATGAATCGCGTTTCTGATAGGTATGTACCCAATCCAAAGGTGCATGAAGGTATACGGATGCATCCATCCATATTCCGCCGTGTTTGGAAAGAACCGCCAAACGAACCAAATCGGATATAAATTGTTGAGACATGGAGGTTACAGGAATCGAGTAAGAGCCAATCGTATCTTTATTGAGAATCACGATGGAATACGACGGATTGTATTTTTTCCATGAGCCAATACTACGTTTCACCATTTCTGTCATGGTGGACGGTTCATGCCAGTAGGTATATATGACACATGGAATATCACTTTTTGTGACGGTAGGTGTAATATAAGCAGGTGTTTCATATAACAAGTAAAAAAAGTAAATCACATAACAAAATAAGAGCGAATGTATAAAATCAAATTGACAATATACATAGAAGAGATAAAAACATAACAATAGAATAATAATTCCTTTTATATTTTTCATAAAAAACAATGAGATGACATTCATTTTGAATGTCATACGAGTTTAAATTTAATTACTCTGAGCGGAAACATCGATAACAGCGACAACAGCGACAACATCGACAAAATCGACATGCGAGCCTACATACAGAGCAACATGAATAAAAGCTACATGAATAAAAGCTACATGAAAAAGACATTTATTTTTTAGTATGGAATCGTAGCGTTTTCATTTTTTTTAAATCTTTATAAAAGTCAAATGGCATTGGTTGAAAGCCGTGCTTTGTATCAACAGCGTCTTGTATCTCATCACCGCCCCTTTCAACCATTTCCAACAGTATTGGATACCGATGATGTACCCATTGTAGCCTTTTCTGATATTCATGGCGATATGGATGCGTTGATTGTATGTTTGCGTGATTGTGCTAGAGTCATTCGACGTAGACGCGAGTACCCTTCCAATCCGCCAGAGGACCCAGGCATGATACATATTCCCGAATTTGATGCTCGGTTGAGAGACGAACAATTGGAAATGTTTTTACAAATGGATATCAATGACCAAAGGTATAGAAGGGATGTAGGGTACGAATGGGTAAAAGGAAATAAAACCATAGTTGTTATTTTAGGCGATTTGATTGACCCGTTGCGTAGAAAGAATGGCGTAATGGAATCGAAAGAGCAACTCTATTACCCTCAATTGGAATTAAAAATTCTTCATTTCATCAATGCAATAAATGAAGATTCCAATTTAAAATCGGAAGACGAAGACTATGGCCGAATTTTTAAATTGGTTGGAAACCATGACGTTCAGAATTTTATCAACGACCGTCCTGCAATTGAATTTGGAAGAGACCATTCGTTTCAACAAGATGTGGATACGAATTATTATACGTCTCGTGGCGTTCTCTATACACGCTCTAATGTGTTTCATGTTGGAAATCCTGGATTTCAATTGTACCTTCAAACAACAGGAACTGGTATACTTATGAAAATTCATGATAATTTATTTGTTCATGGTGGAATACCTCCTCAAAAAAGAGGACATCCCTTAACCATACACGAAATGATGATAATGAATCAGACGATAAATAAGGAAATTCCATTTAGTGAAGAGACCATACGTGATTTTTTCAGTTTTTTAGATTATCGTGGCATTTCTGAATCCAATAGTGTGTCCGATAGAAAATGTAGGTATTTATCAGAAGACATTGAAGATTTTTGTAATGACCCGTTATATTGTGGCAACACACCCAACCAATTACGTTTGTTTGTAGGACACTGTAAACAGCATGAAATGTATGATACGTCGACCTTGTCTCATTTTATAGAAACGAATGGTAGAACGGAAACGTATTCCAATTACGAACATCGGGAACGACAACAACTTGTATCAGCCTATCACCATGGCTCTCCTGAATATTCAGATTCACATAATCGAATTTTTGGAATTTCATTATCTTGTGATCGAATCGATAATAATTCAAGGGGAGGTCGTGTACGAGGTCGAGACGATTTTCAACCTCAATTGATAAAAATTGATGTGGCAATGGGACGAGGCCAAAATGGAAATGATGAAATGGACCGTTTTGCATTTACAAGAAGAGTACCTCAAATCGTACGCATACCGTTTCCGATTTCCAATCCCGCTAAACTGGAACTGATTCGTTCAACGGTTCACCATATGGCAATTCATATGCCACGGCCTAGGTTTGCAAAAGAAAAATCATTCCAGCTAGCATTTTCACAACGAGCCGTAGAACAATCCATATCGAATCTAGCCTATTTTAATCATGAAATAAAAAAACAAAAACAATCTAGAAAGAGAAGACTCATGGAACAATTAGAAAAGGAACGTATTTATTTGAAAGAATATAAACAGATGGAAAATTCGATTCGGTCTGCACCATACGGAGCAAAACGAAAAAGTATTAAAAGAAAAAAGAAATAAAAAAAAGTAAAAGATTTTTTTTAATCTTTCCCAAACATAAAGATGATGCTCCCTCCCATTATGATTCCAGCTCCATTACCCCCCGCTCCTATAATTCCATTAAATAATTTGGACCAAGCGAGAGGTGTCATGTTACAATGTCTTTCTAATTTATTAGAAGCGTCACGTACGGCCGACCACGTTTCTAAAATCAGAAGATTATTTCAATTGTGGGGATTAACCTACCCCCAATTGTTGGCAAACGGGTATGTATCCTCAAATGATTTTTATAATGAATTAGCAGTCGTAGAAGGCGGAGCACCTGCTGCTGCTGACCCCGATGCAGATGAATATGCTGCTGTTTTGATTGGACTTTTAGAACAGTACCGATTAAATAATAATTATTATCAACTTTGTAACATGCTTCAAATACGCATCAATCAATTAATGGTCCCTGATGAAGCTGTAATTTTAGGAAAACGTAAAAGTCGTAAAAGTCGTGTGAGAGCTAGCCTTAAATTTCGTCCCAAATCGAAAAAATCGTGCAAGAAACGAAACATGATGTGGAATGGTAAAACGAAACGATGCAATAAAAAATAAAAAATAAAGTGATATTTTGGATATGGTGGATATCTAAAAAAATAAAAATGGTATGGTGAATAAGTAGAATGAACTTTTTTTTACGAGGAATTCTTTACTTTTGTATTGTCCTTGTGATTATAGGAGGAATAAATTGGGGATTATATGCAATCAATAAGAATGTTGATATTATTGATGCATTTGGTAACTTGGTATACGGAGAACATTATTCCATCTTTTCAAGAATTGTATACGGTTGTGTTGCTATTGCATCATTGATATTGATATTGTTTTCTATATTCATTTCATAAATTTTTTTTATTTGGTACGTTTTTATTTGGTACGTTTTTATTTGGTACGTTTTTATTTGGTACGTTTTTATTTGGTACGTTTTATTTTCTCAACTATTCATTAAAAAAATGGCAGCTTTATCCATCACCGATGAATTAGATATGATGATTCAAACGTGTAAAGGCGTTCGAAGAACAAAAGCGGTCGTAGACCAATTCAAGGCGTTGATAAAAGAAAAAGTAAAATTGAATCTAACTCATGTTTCTGTAGAACAACTATGTGTACTGGATTCTGCTTTACAATTGGTTGCTCAGAAAAAGGAACGGTTTCATTATTCAACCATTATAGGTGAATTATTAGAATTATATTCTCATTTGATTTCTCATCATCGTATGACGAAATCGGCTTCGCTTTTAGTTTCTGGATTAGAACCAATATACAATATTATGGAACCTCCCAACGAAGAGATAAGAAGAGCGATGGAAAGTTTACAAAAAGAATACTATAAAAGTAAAAAAGGCATTGTTCCCTTTTTAGAGCCTATCGTTCAAGCAGCAATGCCCGCTTATCCACCTTCCGGTCGATTAGGTGATTTACTAGGCCAAAATAGTGCGTTTAATCCTGTTTCTGCTAGTTTTCTTTCCAATTTAACTATTGAAGAAGGAGCCGCATTACGAGCTACTAAAGTGGATTCGATTCCTAATACCCGTTATTTGTTTGCTCCTACATACAGTTGCTATGATAGAAAAACAAATAACCCAACCGATTTAACTACCGATGAAGCAAAATATCTTGCTAGACTTAATGATATTAGTCTATACGGAGATTCCAGTAAGAAGCCTTTGACACGACCTCAATTATGTAAAACATTAGGAGACGCTGGACTCGTTTTACATAACGGACTAAAAACCGTACAACGAGACCCCGTGAGAAGAATAAAAAGTCCTATCGAACCACCCATTGGTCGTTTTACAGAACATCCCGTAGAGCGCACTTTACAAAGAGCAAATGAAGGACGAGTTTATTTAGAACAGTTTGGTTTAAAAAGCAAGAAGAGTAAGAGCAAGAGTAATAGAAAGAAGAGTAAGAGCAAGAGCAAAAAGAACAAGAGCAAGAAGAGCAAGAGCAAGAAGAACAAGAGCAAAAAGAATAAGAGCAAAAAGAGCAAGAAGAGCAAAAAGAACAAGAGCAAAAAGAATAGCAAAAAATAAACAAAATTACAACATGATATCTTGATAGATAAAAACGATAGGAAAGAGTAATAAAATGCATAAGCCATAATAAACATGATATTTCAAATCCCAAGATGAAAGTAATACTGGTTGATAAGCAAATAAAGCAGCACAAATAACGAGAAAGAATAATAAGACATTTCTACTATTCATCCATTTATATTCATTGACTTCGCGTTCACTTTCTATAGGCTCACAGGATTGAAGTTGATACAATTCAAGACATTCTGGATAGTGTTTGAATAATATATCATGGTCAAGATAAGCCCATGGTTTGTGACACCCAAAACATTGTTCTGAAAAAACCGTTTCCATTGAAAACGATTTAGATTGTTCATAAGAAGGAACATACAAGGCTCGTTTGGAATAGTATACATCTTCATTACATATTTTATAAACATAAGGGTCGGAATGTAAAATATGTAACATTTTACTTTTTTTACGTAATGAAAATCCTCCATTTCCAACCTTTATATTATAATGAAAAAACCCCCATGGTGCGCCAACATAATCATATTTCATAAATTGTTCTAGTAAATGAGCATTCCGAGGAAAAATCATACTATCGGTTTGAAAAATTAAAAACGTTTCAGTTGGAATATGGTCATAAAAAGAAGGTGATGTTACTAATAAATTATACATGTGAATGCTTAGATTTTCAACATGTAAATCATGTAAAGTGATGTTCTTTAGCGTATTGATTTTAGGAACTATCTGTTCTACATATTCTTTATTCAATGAACCATGCATGATGATAATACCCCATTCATCTGATAAACAAGAAGAAATATTACGTAAAACAAACTCTAAAGCTTTATGACGCCTAGGTTCAATAATAACTGCAGAATATTTCATGTCTATATAAAATAAAGATTATTATTTTATAAAAAATAGTTGTATTTTATTTGTGTTTCACTTGTATTTCATTTTGCTTGTATTTCATTTGATACACGAATGCCTGATTCCATTGCGGCGTGCATTACCATTGATTTTGGCTGAGTTGCTTCCCCCGCAAAAAATAAAGTATTCAAAACGGGTTGGGCGAGAACATTTCTATCTTCATTCCGTGAAGGAGAACTATATCCGCCTTTGATATATGGTTCATTGGTCCAATCTTGGACCATCATATCGATAAATAAGGCCGATGCTTTATTATCAAAGATTTCGTCCAATTGGTCCAGTACAGACCGTTTTAATTCACTTCTTGATAATGCATGCAATGCATTGGCGTAAGAGGAGGTCGCAAACCCCATCAATATGAATTCATCTGTATTGGATACAGTCCAAAATTCAGGGACTCCATGTTCACAAATCATCCCTCTAAAATCGTGTGGCACGAATCGGGCTGAAAATCGAAGGGCGAGTTTCAAACAAGATTCCATTCGAATCTGATGTATCATCTTTACTTTTTCAAGTGGCAAATGAGGACAAAATTCAATTACGTTTTGTTGTAAGATGGAAAGGGGGACAGTAATGACAACTTTTGTGGCTGTAATGTACTCTTTTCGTGATGTGATGGAAACAAAACCCGGTTTCCAACATATTTGTTCTACAGGCCAATTCGTCCATATTTCAGTTTTTTTTCGTAAATACGAAAGAAGAGCGTCGTGACCACGACAATCCAGCTCAGAATTCCCGTCCACTTCAAAACGGTCTGTGACGATACAGGATTCTTTAGTCGGCAACGAACGAATATCGCTACACAAGGTATTGCCATAACCGGCATTCATCAATGCCATCATGGAAGGATGAACGCCCATATCTACTAATGTTTCGTATACAGTTTGATGTGTATCTTCATTCATGGTATGAATCGATTGGTTTGCAAATATGAAATCGGGATGTTCGGAATCAAAGCGGTATAAGGTACGATTGACGTAATAGTACCCGCAACCGCCCGAAACCGTATGTTCGGGGTGAGGACCGCCGTCGCCTTGCGCCCATGTGAAAATAGGTTGACTGGGTATCCCCAATTCATCCAAATGTTGTTTCAAAATCGTATGTTCGCCGTGAATAAATTCTGCGCCTAATGAAATCGGACACGATGCGAAATTATGTAGGGTGGATACGCGTCCTCCGATTTGAGAACGGGCCTCTACTATTAAAACGGAAAGGTGTGGCGATTCGTCACAAAGTGTTTTGGCACATGTTAATCCTGCCAAGCCCGCACCAACAATAACCACATCGTACATATTCCTTATATCGTCTTGTTAAATGTATTTTTTAACTTTTTTTGTTACTGTTTTCGTATAAAAATTTACTATTTTTTTAATATTTATATATTGTAAAAAATGGCAGCTCCATTACAATATGGACGATTGGTGATATCGGGAATTACGTTTAATGTCCCCCTCGATAATAATGTACAAGTGGAATTATATTTTGTACCAGGAATGCCAGCTGCTTTATATCAACAATACCAAAAAACACAAGCTTATTTTCGAAGAAAAGGATTGCCTCCTTTGACAACAGTGACGTACGATAATGGAACACGAGCATTTTGGGCGTATTCTGATGACCGCTCGGTAGGACTTGTGTATACACCTCCTGATACCTTTCAAGTGATTGCCAATCGTAAATCAGGGCCGCTTCCAACCTTGGTAGAGGAACTTTCCAAAATGACGATTCCACAATTGAAACAGTATGCTGCCGACAATGACATTCTTCCGTTTCCATCGGCTCTTACCAAAGAAGGACTCGTTTTCTTTATCAACCAAACCATAGTAAAAATGGAAGAACGGCGTGCGAATCCGTTGGTTATCAACTGTTATCAGTTTTTTCTCCAATCCAGTGCGGTACTTAAACGAATTCTGGAAGACTTTATTTATTTTTTTGTACGGTATTACCATGTACGAATCGATATTAAAAATCCAGACAGTAGAGTCGTTCTTATTGAATTGGAACAATTGGGATTGATTCGAATCGATATGTCACAGATAAGTATGGATGATGCGAATCAGATGTTGGCCGATATTATTAAAGAATTAAGAAGATTATATAACATTGAATACGCAAAGGAAGAAACTGTTCCTCAATTTATAGATAAGAAATTAGATAAAAAAGCCAATTCCGCTTTTTATTTTAATATGGAAGACCCTATTGTAAAAGGTTGTCCTGGAACGTATCAACAACTGGGTACAATGATTCGACCCGATGCTGCGTTTAAAGATATTTATACCAGATGGGAAGTTATGGCGGATAAACAGGCGGCATTACAACTTATGTATCAAATCTTACAATGTAAAAATAAAACCGATTCCTATATATACAATGACCATAACCGAACCCTTTATATCATTCATACTATTCTGAATCGTAGTATTAATCCAAACCTCACCTCAAAAGTAGATAGTGAAAAAGATAATCGATTTTTATTTCAAATTCTTTTGCAAACCGCATCGAATTTGGCACAAGTAGGACCGAATCAAACCTTATCCAATAAAAAGAGTGATGGAAGTTCATTAATGGACCCGGAAGACCCAACTCGAATGTTGTCATGGAGAAAATATATTTATATTGTGGTTAATTTTATCTTACTTCTTCCACAACCGGTTCAAGTCAATTGGGCCGAATCGTACTTGAAAAGTTTTATTGAAGGATACGATTTAAAAGTCGATGCGATTCCAGTTTGTCGACCCGGATTGGTTCCTGTATTCGGAATTCCAGTTACGCCTGGAACACAACAATATGCATCTTGTTATTTAGGAATGTGTTACCATATGTTGATTTCATTGTATCAAGTGTTATTTGAAGGATATCAACCAAAACCAGTTAAACCCAATCCCAAGAATCCAATTATTGTCGTTCAACAAGCACCAGTACAACATATCGAGCAACCTGTCTTTTATTACAATAGTATTATCACTTCCAAAATTCAAGAGTTTCAAGTAGAATTCATTCAAAAATATAATATTACAGAAGATTTTACAGAAGAACAAAAAGAATTATTTAAAGAAGAATTTTTTGGATATTTTTTAAGTTTACCAGTCACACACGACGACCATAATTGGGAACCTCAAATTAATACAATTGTTGATGGGGTATTGGAATTTTTAGGAAAAAGAGGTAGAATGAGAAATTCAAGAAAGAGAAAAGGTAGAAATACAAAAGGTAGAAAAGGTAGAAATACAAGAAATACAATGAAGCGTATGAAATCTAGAAGCGCGACAAGGCAATAACAAGATAACAATTACAAAACTAATTATAAAAAATTCATAGGAAAAAAAGAAAAAAGAAAAATTTCATTTATTATCCTTTCTAATTAATAAAGAATGTCTTTGATAAATCTTTTAGAAAAACGTATTTTATTTTTGGGATACGGCGCTGTTGCAAAAGCGGTATGGAACTATATGAGTATGTATTTTATCGTTGAGCCTTCCAATGTATTCCTTGTGGACAAATCCGAAACCGCTTTTTATGGGCCTTCATTAAAAAATGTGAACCGCATCGTTTCCATGGTTGATGCAAACAATTTTGAACAATTGGTAAAATCTATATTAAGAGAAGGTGATATTGTGATTGATTTAACATTCAATTCAGCAACGTACTTTTTTATTCAAATGTGTTGGTTGCGTGGATTGCATTATATCAATACAAGTATTGAAGATTCTATGGATACATTTAAAGGGAATTCTATTGATTTCCAACAACAAAAAGTACTAGCCATTTATAAACAATGCAGTCGTCAAACCAAGATTCGAAGTAGTATTGTTACTGAATGTGGTCAAAATCCTGGTTTGATTCAACATTATGTATTGTATGCGATGCAACAACTTCATCAGAAAATGCATCCGTATTCAAAGAAGAGATTTGATAGAACACAATTGACTAATGTGATTTCAGAGTATAAAATAGGGACTATCTTGATGAGTGAACGCGACCAAATTAAAACCAATCGTAAAATGGATTCGATAGTGAATACCTGGTGTGTATCTGGTCTTATTTCTGAAGGAATGGATGATGTCGAGGTGGTTTGTGGAACCAAGAATCCGTATATTCAGCCTATGCTTCCCAAAGAAGTCATTAATAAAGGAATGATGAAATTGTACGAGCCGTATCAATTAAAGGGCAAACAAGTTATTTTCTTAAAAACATCTGGATTGGATAGTTATATGAACTCGATTGCGCCTGTTATCAAAGACAATAAAATAGTTCATGAAATATACGATGGACAATTAATTCATCATGGTGAAGTGTTTGAATTGGCTTCTTATTTTGGAGACATGGCTCCATTTATGAGTTATGTATACCAATCTTGTCCTTATTTTCAACAAACCGTCAAACCGTTTATTAAATTATACGGAAAGGATAATTTAGATATATTGATTGAAACTCACCCCGAATCATTTAGTGTCATGGATAACATCAATGTTAAAAAAGAAGACCGCCTTACCGGATTCGATAGCATTGGTTGTACGATTTTTTGTGGCGAAAGTACAGTAGAAAAAATATATTGGTGTGGTTCAATTCTAAGTGATACACACAAATGCGTGAAAAGTGAATTTAGTCCAACCATAGTTCAAGTGGCAGCAGGTGTACTA